TGCTACAAAGCTGTTTAAACTAGATATTGCAACACTTAACTTAAATGATGTATCTAAAGTAGGTGGATATGGTGGTAATGGCACATGGAAGTTTGAACAATTTGGTAATGTTGTATTAGCTTGTAACGATACGCAAAAAATACAAGCATGGACTATAGGTGTATCAAGTACATTTGCAGATGTAGCAGCAGCAGCTCCTATAGCTAAAGACATTGCTGTAATTCGTGATTTTGTTTTTGCAGGAAATTTGTTAGGTGGAACAGAACCAGACAAGGTGCAATGGTCAGATATTAATGATGAAACTGACTGGGTATCTGGTGCTACAAGTCAAAGTGACTTTCAAATAATTCCTGATGGTGGTAATGTTCAAGCTATTACAGGTGGTGAGTTTGGTGTTGTGTTGTTAGAGAAATCTGTAGTTCGTTGCTCTTGTGTAGGTAGTCCTCTTTTCTGGCAATTTGATACCATCTCAAATGGATTAGGTTGTTTGGAAGGTAACTCTGTTGCTAGGTATGGAAACATTACTTTCTTTTTAGCAGATGATGGATTTTATTCTACAGATGGACAAACAGTAACAAACATAGGATTAGAAAAAGTAGATAGATGGTTTTTTAGTAGAGTAGATTTAACACAAATAAATACAATAAGTGTTGCTATAGACCCTGTTAAAAATCTTGTCGTATGGAATTACGCAGATGTAGATGGTAACAGAAGAATAATTATTTATAATTGGCAGTTAGGAAAATGGTCAAGAGCTGAAACAACATCAGATGTTGTAGGCACTATTGCTACATTAGGAGAGACATTAGAAACTTTAGAATCTTCTTTAGGCTATACAGACATAGACACTATGCCTGCATCACTAGATTCACGATTGTTTATAGGTGGTAAGTTTTTATTTGCAGGTGCAAAAACAAATAAATTAGTAGTATTTACAGGTGAATCTATAACACCACAGCTTATTACAACAGATATAGAAGTTGGCTATAACTCTGTAGCTACACTAGCCAGACCACAAATAGACAATGGCACAGCACAGGTTGCCGTAGCTAGTCGTAGAGAGTTAGATGATACTATTGGATTTAGCTCATTTGTTCCTGCTACATCAGAGGGTAGGTGTAGTTTAAGAAGTGCAGGTAGGTATCATAGATTTAATGTGCAGCCTACAGGTAACTGGACAACAGCTATGGCAGTAGATGTAGATATAAAACCACAAGGCAATAGATAATGCCTAGAATGTATCGTACACTTCCGTATCAAGGTGGTGACCCTAGAGCAGTTGCAGAAGTAGTTAATAACGCTATGAATGGCAAGACCAACAATAGTGGTACTGTTATTTTAAATACATCTGGAACAGAAACTACAGTTAATAATGAAAGAGCAGGTTTTGATTCAATTATTGTGTTTTCACCTAGAAGTGCAAATGCAGCAGGAGAGACAGACCACATTTATATCAAAACAAAAGCCAAAGGCAGTTTTGTAATAGGTCATAGAAATCATGGACATAGTGATGTAGAATTGGATTATATCATTGTTGGATAAATTTTATGAAACTCTATGTAGTGCCTACGAATCAAGTGCAAAGATTTTGGTATCTTGCAGAACCTTTATTACAAAAAGCATTAGACAAAGGTAATAACGAATTTACAGCAGGTCAGTTAAAACTGCTAGTTACACAAGGTCAGCAACAATTACTATTAGTAATGAAAGAAGATAAGTGTTATGTAGCACTCACTGTTCAATGGATTAACTATCCTAACGACAGGGTGGCTTATATAACTTATATAGGTGGTAAAAACACCAAAGCAGGGTTTGAGCAATTTAAACAGTGGGTCAAACATAATGGTGGAACTGCAATACAGGGGTCTACTAAATTTGAGAGTATAGCTAGATTATGGAACAGGCTATATGGTTACGAAAAAAAATATCAATTAATGGAGTTGAAACTAGAATGATTAAGTTAAAAATATGGTTATATAACTGGTTAGCAAAAGATTTAGGCAAACTAGGTAGAGAGGGAGATACTGAACTTGCTCATGTTAATACATGGGAAGCTAATCTTCTAAAAGCACATGGAGGTTCAGGCACAATTAATCCTGTTACTGGATTGCGTGAATACAAAGGTGGTGGTGGTGGATCAAACACAAACAACTAATCAAAATATTGACCCTGCTATCTTGCCATACATAACCTATGGATTAGGAGAAGCTAAAAATTTATACAGAGCTGATTCTCCAGAATATTACCCAGATGCAACTTATGTTCCAGCATCAGCAACTACAACAGAAGCATTAGGTTTAGCAGGTGATAGAGCAAGAACTGGTAGTCCATTAGTACCAGCAGCTCAAGCACAACAGTTAAGCACAATACAAGGCGACAGATTATCAGCAGGTAACCCATACTTTTCTGCAATGATGGCAAGTGCGGCTAAACCTGCTGTTACAGAATTTAACAAAGCTATTAGAGATATTGGTAGCAGAACAGCAGCTTCTGGTAGATATGGTTCAGGTGCTATGGGTGAGTTGGAATCACAAGCATCAGAAAACCTAGCAAACGCTTTGACTAATAGAGCAGCAGAATTAGCTTACAGTAACTTTGGTGCAGAAAGAGCAAGACAAGATGCTGCAATAGCACAAGCACCACAAATGGCTATGGCAGATTATTCAGACATAAATCAATTGGCTAAAATTGGTCAAACACAAGAGCAGTATGCTAAAGATGCTTTAAATGCAGATATTAGTAGATTTGAGTTTGAGCAAAATAAACCTTACAGTAAGCTAGAGTCTTACTTGTCAGCAGCATATGGAGCTCCAGCTCCAGTTAATCAAACTACAACTTCATCAGGTGGGGGTAAATAATGGGTGCTCCAGTATTAGCAGGAATGGGAATAGGTGCAGCATTAGCTTTAGCTCAAGGTAGAGACCCTCTAAAAGCAGCCGCTATTGGTGGTGTTAGTGGTGGTATGTTTGGTGGTTCAGATGGGCTTGGTTCTGGATTTGGTTTTGATGGCATGGGATTTGATTTAGGTTCTAGTGCATTAGCAAACACAGGTACTAACTCTCTAAATGCAGGTGCAGGGCTTATGGGTGGTACAGGCACTGCTGTAGGCACAGGTGGTTTAATTGGAACAGATGCTATAGTTTCAAACAACCTACAAAATGTAACAGGTGGAGTCACAGGTCAAGGATTTAGCCCTTATGCTACCGCAGATACTTTAGGTCAATCTATAGCACAAGTAAATATGCCTTTAAGTAACTCATCTATTGGATTTACTGGAATGAACAGTAGTATTCCTAATCCAAGTTTGGGTTTAGATACATCCAATACTATTAAAGACCCTTTAACTGGTCAAGCTGTCGCTCCTCAATACAATTCAATACCTCAAGTTGAAGAAGCTCCTTTATATACAGGAGCAGAAAGCCCTAATTTTGCAAACATTCAAAAATCTTCTCCAACAGAAATAGCTGAAGCTCAAGGTGGTTTTGAAGGAGAAAAACCACTGTATGAAAAAGCATTTGATAGCGTAGTAGGTTTTGCAGAAAAAAATCCAATAGCATTAGCTACATTAGGTATGACAGCATTAGGTGCTGGTAGTGGTGCTAGTCCACAACAAGTCACACAATCAGCAGGTAAAATTGCACAACAAGCATACAACCCAAGACAGGGCAACATATTAAAAGTAAGGAGAGCGTAACATGGCAGATTCATTGCTAGATATTAATTTTGATATAGATAAGTTATTAGGAACTACTAATCAGCCTTTAGCTGGGCTTATTACAGACCCTAATTATCAAAGTTCTTTAAATGTAGATACATTATTAGGTGCAGGTTTAGGTTACACAGGCTCTCTATATAAAGACAAAACACTTGCTGAAAAATTACTTGCAACTGCTACTGGGGCTAAAGCAGCAAGAACAAAAGGTATTAATGATGCTGTAAAAAAGTTGTTGCAGACTCAAGACTATACAAAAAATATGTTAAATATAACAAAAACACAAGGTGATATTTTACAACAGCCTTATGACTTGCAAAGTAAGAAAGTAAAATCTGTTTTAGATACATCTAAATTAGATGGTATTCAAAGATATGTAAAAACATTACCTCCTATGAAAGCAGCGGAATTAGCTATTGACCCTGAAAAATATTTTTCAAATAACAAAATAACTGAAGAAGAAAGAATGTTATATGAAACATTAGGTATTCAAGATAGATTTAATATTCCTCAAAAACAAGCAGGTATGGTAACTTACTTTAATCAATTACCAGACCAAAAAGATGTTGATTCT